GGCATCCGTACGCGGCCGAGTCCTGGAAGGCGTTCATCCCCGTGATCGCGGACGGGGCGCAGATGATCATCGTCTCGACCGCGAACGGATTCGGGAACGAGTTCTACGACCTGTGGGCGAACGCAACCGAGCGCGGCCTGACCTCCCGCTTCCTCGGTGCTGACCTCCACCCCGGCCGCGACGACGCTTGGTTCGACCAGATGCGGCTCGTGCTCGAACCAGCCGACATGGCCGAGCAGTACCCGCTGAACGCCGCCGAAGCGTTCATGGGCACGGCAGGCTGCTGGTTCAACGTCGATGCGCTCGACTACTACACGAAGCATCTGCGCGAGCCGAAGGAGCGGTTCAACTTCCTCGTGGACGAGAAGACCGGGATGAAGGCGACCAGGGAGAAGCGCTCGGACGGCTGGATCCGCCTGTACGACAAGCCGAAGGAGGATCGCGAGTACACGGTCTACTGCGACGTCGCGACCGGGCGGGGCAAGGACTACACCGACGCGGTCGTGATGGATCTGTCCGACCGGAACATCGCTGCCGAGCTACACGGCAAGATCGACCCCGACCTGGCGGCGGAACAGCTTCACTTCCTCGGCCGCTGGTACAACACCGCCCGGATCGCTGTCGAGATGGGCGGCGGCTTCGGGGAGGCAGTCGTCATCCCTCTCCGGGACGGCAAAAAGGGACGACGTCCCTACCCGAAGCTCTACCGCCACATACAGGATGACCGTCCCGACTTCAAACAGAACATCACCTTCGGCTTCCCGATCACCGGCAAGACCCGGCCGCTGATCATCAACGCGCTCGCCGAGGCGATCCGCGAGAAACTGCTGCCGCACATCCCTGCCGACACGATCCTGGAGTGCAAGACGTTCGTGCGCCAGGAGACGAACCCGTCCCCGCGCGCCGCCGAGGGCGCGAACGACGACCGAGTGATGGCGCTTGCTGGGGCGCTGGAGATGTTTCGCCGCTACGGGCATCATCCGCTTGACGTGCGACGATCACGGAAGCAGGAGAAGCGCAAGTACCAGCATGACTACGCTTGGAGCTAGGAGGACGAAATGAGCATGATGATGCCCCCCGGAGCCGCTCCTCCGGGGCCGGGGTTCGATCCCGGCGGCGCGGCCACCCCAGCGCCGCCGCCTGATCCGGCAACACTCCAGGCTCTGATGGCGGGCCTCCAGGGAGGGCCTCCAGGCCCTGACCTCGGCCCGCTCCCACCCGGCGGGCCTGGGCCTGGGGATGGAAACGGAGGGCCGGGTGACGGCGGGCCTGGTGGAGGGCCGGGGCCGATGACGGCGGTCGAGCACATCCAGGCGGCGATGCGCCACCTGATGATGGCCGTCACCGAGTCGCAGGACGAGCAGCAGACCCACGGGATCACGAAGGGAATGGCGACGCTCCAGGGGCTACTGGCCGGGGATGCGAAGCGACAAATCGCGGCGCGTGGTGGCTGACGGGCGCGGATCAACCAGTCCCGCATTCACTGGCGACCCGCTCCAGAGTCCTGACTTCCACTATCAGGATGAACTGGACAAGGTCATCTCGTCGGTCGAGGCGTGCGAGGACTTCCACACCCGCTGGGTCGCGAAGGTCGAGAAGCGCTACCGCGCCTATCGGGGGCTAGCCGAGCAGCGCCAGTCGGACGTCCCGACCTGGCGCTCGAACCTGACGATCCCGTATCTGCTCCAGATCATCGAAGGGATGATCTCGACCATGCAGGATCCGAAGCCGACCTGGAAGGTCTGCCCGCGCCCGCGCCCGGCCGAGCCGGTCGAGATGATCCAGGGCCGCTCCCAATCCGGCAAGGTCGCCTCTGCGGCGTTGCAATCCGCAATGGACGAGGACGACTTTTTCCTCAAGCAGCGCCCGTTCATGCAGCAGGATCTGATTGCCGGGATGACGCTGGCGAAGGTCGTCTGGGCGTACGAGACGACCGACATGCAGCAACTCGTCCCGGCCGTGTTCGAGATCACCGACGACTGGGGCTTCGTCCGCGACCACTACATCGGCACGGACGAGCAGACCCAGCACACCGTTCTGCGCGACGGCCCCTCGATGATCGTCCGCGACGTGCGCGACTTCTTCTGGCCCGAGGGGGCGAAGTCGGTGGACTCGGCCCCGTACGTGATCGACCGCTCCTGGGAAACCTGGGACGCGCTGAAGGCGAAGGAGAAAGCCGGGGTCTACAAGAACGTGGACATGCTCAAGGAAGCGCGCAACACCCAGGCCGAGAAGGACTACGACGAGCGCGAACAGACGTTGTGGGCGCAGCAGCGGAACAAAGACCTGATCGAGGTGCTCGAATACTGGGAAGACGACCAGGTGATCACTGTCGGTGGTCGCGCCGTTGTCCTGGCGGGGGGGCGCCCGAACCCCCTGCGGATCAAGCGTAAGCCGTTCGTCGCCTGCTCGGCGATGCCGGACGCCTTCCAGATGGTCGGCATGAGCGTGGTCGAGAGCCTTGCCCAGATCCAGGAGTACCTGTGGACGTTGCAGAACGCGCGCATCGACGCGCTCCGTCTGCTCGTCAACCCGGTCACGATGATTCGCTCGGACGTGGACGACGTCGATGCGTTCGAGTGGTATCCGGGCGCGCAGTGGATGGTCGAGGATCCAGGCCAGGTCTCGCAGCTTCAGATCGACGCGACCCCGGCGCAGATCACCCTCCAGGCCGAGGAGCTACTGAAAGGCGACCTCCAGAACATGCTCGGCGGGCTGCCGATGGCCGGGGGCGTGTCGTCGGGGTCAATCGACCAGAAGACCGCGACCGGCATGTCGATCATCACCTCGATAGCGCAGAAGCTGATCCAGGGCCGCAAGCAGCACTACTCGTGGGCGTACTCGCGCGTGGGCGAGTTGTTCCTCGGCTGCATGGGCCAGATGCTGCGTGAGCAGCGGGTGATCCCACAGATCGGCAAGGAGGGATCTCAGGAGTTGCTGGTTGTCCACCCGCTCGACCTCCAGGGCGACTTCGACGTCAAGATCGACGTGCTGGACGAGTCGGTCGTGAAGCAGGAGCGGATCTCGGAGGCTATGGCCCTCGTCAATCTCGTCGCGCCGATAGCGCAGATTGCGAACGTCAACTTGCAGCCGTTTATCGAGCGGGTGCTGGACGCGCAAGGGATTGACGACACGCAGCGCTACTTCAACCATCCGCAGTCGCAGCCGCAGCAGGGGATGTTCCCGCAGCAGGGCGGACAGAACGGGCAGGGCACCCCGCAGGGAGTTCAGGGCCTCCAGCAGCAGCTTCAGCCCGGCCCGCAGCCGATGGGTTCGCAGGGACAGACGAACGTGCAGGCGGCGACGATGATGGGCGGCAACAACGGGCTGAACCTGACCCCGGATCAGTTCGCCTCCTCGCAGCTTCAGTCGGCGCAGCAGCTTGGCGGCTACTAGCCGCACGAACCAGGCTGAACTGAACCGGCGCGCAGACCTGCTCTCCGCGCTCCTCCGTAACCCTTCCTGGCAACTGATGGAGGCCGAGATCGACCGCAAGATCGAGCGGCTGAAGAAGACGGCGCAGAACCTCGCGCTGCTCCCAGAAGGCGCAGACCAGCGTAAACTCGACACCGTGCGCGGACATATTGCGGCGCTGAACTGGATGAAGGGTGTGCCGCGCAACGCCCAGGTCACACTGGAGCGCTTCCTGCGCGAACAAGGAATCGAGATCGAGGAGGAGGTCTGATGGCTGGCGTCGAGGGCGAACGGGAACTGGAAGATTTCCTCACCGACGTATTCGAGGGCAGGACGCCGCAGCAGCCGACCGAGGAGGAGGAGGTTGTTCGCGACGCGCCGCCCAGGGCGAGGTTGCCGGGGCTGGAGCCGCAGCCGCTCGTCGGAGAAACCCCGCCCAAGGAGCCGTCCGAAGAAGAACAGCCCGAGGAAGAACAGTCTGAAGGGGACGCAGAGGCCGAGCCTGGCTCTGTCGCTTGGGCGCAGAAGAAGTATGGGGACGACCCGGCGCGCTGGGCGCACGCCGCCTACCAGCAGGAGCAGCACATCTCCCGGCTCGCCGCCGAGAAGCGGGAGGCCGAACAGCAGGCCCGCCAGTTGGCCGAGTACGCCCAGTACGCCGAAAACCAGGCGCTCGATCATCAGCAGTCGGGGATGCCGATGTCCGCGCAGGAGGAGGCGTGGATCGAGCAGGGGATGGTCAACCCGGTCGCCTACGCCTACGCCGCGCTGCAACAGGGGAACATGTCGCTCTACAACGGCCTGCTGGAGCGGATCGCGATAGAGAACCCGACGATGGCCGTCAACGTTGGCATCCAGGCGCAGACGGCGATCCAGCAGCAGCAGACTCAGCAGCGCCAGCAGCAGGAGCAGTACGCCGCCTACCAGGGCGACTTCAGCGCGCGCCTCGGCGAGTCACTCCAGCGGGTCGGGATCGACAAGGACAAGTACGGCGACGCGATGTCGGAGAAGATCGGCGAGCTAGGCGAGTACGATCCGTACGTGCAGGCGATCATGTACGCGCAGGATCCTGCACAACGCGACCTTGCCCTACGCGCCGTTTACGATCTCGTCCGCACCGGGCAGACCGCAACTCGGCGCGCTCGCGAGACAGACCGAGAGCAGCAGATCCGCCGCGAGAGCGAACTGCGCCGCGAGGCCGCGTCGATGATCACTGGCTCCCCGCATGTCGAGCCGAAGCAGGAGTCGCCGTTCATGCAGGGGATGATCGACGAGTGGCGGCGGGCGGGCCAGTGGCGCGACGACGAGAACTGAGCTAGGCTCCGGGGGCTTCGACTCCGCAGGGCACCGCCCCAGAGGCGACCCACCGAGCCGGAAGAAGCAGACAGAGGGCCAGAAGGAACCGCATAAGGCGGGACTCCTATCAGAGCCGGTTGCTAGTCCAAACCGAGCAAAGGAGTCAGCATGGCCGAAGTAGCAGTAGGCTCATTCGTCTCGACCGAGGAGTTCGTCTCGGACGAGCGGGTCGTGGACATGGATCCGACGATGCGCAAGCTCGACCCGGATCAGACCCAGTTCACGACGATGACCTCTCGGGTGTCGTCCCGCGTGGCGACGCGCGAGAAGGTCAACTGGCTGGAGGAGCAGTACGTCCTCGACGTGTACACCGCGTCGGCGTACACCTCCGGTGCGACCTCGGTGACGATCACGACCGCCGCCGAGTCGCGAGCGATCCAGCCGAACGACATCCTCCGCAACATGCGGACGGGCCAGCCGATGATCGTGGACGCGGTCGTGACCGGCACAGGCGTCCTAACCGTCCGTCCGCAGGGCACGAACGCGGCCGGGAACGCGGGCGACAAGCTGCTGTTCGTCGGCACCGCCTACCCGCAGGGGTCGGACATCGGGCAGCCGAAGTACAGCCAGCGTGTGCTCGGGTTCAACTACACGCAGATCTTCCGCGAGCCGTGGAGTTTCTCGGGCACGGCGACTGCCATCGAGTTGTATGGCGGACGCGAGCCTGCGAAGGAGGCTGCGCGGAAGGCTGTCGAGTACAAGCGCCAGATCGAGCACAACGGCTTCTTCGGGTCGCGCTTCTTCACCACGGCGGTCAACGCCCCGAACACGGGCGACCCGCAGGGTGGCTCCGGTGGCCTGATCGAGTTCATCGCCACGAACAAGCAGTCGGTCGGCGGGGAGTTGACCTCCGACTTCCTCGATCTGTTCATGGCGACGGTGCTCGCGAAGGGATCCTCGGACAAGGTGATCTTCACCGGGACGGTCGGCGCGTACTACATCTCGCGCTTCCACCGCTCCGGGCAGGGCGCGTTCTGGAAGCCGGATCCGGCGAACGTCCACGGCGTCCAGGTGGACGGGTTCATCTCCGGCGTGTTCGGCTACCAGATCCCGGTTGTGGTCAAGAAGGAGTGGTCGAACTACCCATCCGGAGCAAACGGGTACAACGGCAACCTGTTCGTGATCGACATGACGAACGTGGAGCGCCGACCGCTCAGGGATCGCGACACGAAGCTCCTGACCGACAGGCAGGGGCCGGGCCAGGACAGGACAGCAGCCGAGTACCTCGGCGAGATGTCTTGGGAGATCGCGCAGGAGCGCACGCACGGACTCCTGACAGGGATCGCGTAGGCTCGTACAGTTCAGGAGGGCGGCTTTGGGGTGACCCCCTTTCCCCGCCCTCCTGAACTTCAACCGAGAGGAGCCACGTGCGCTATCTCAGCCAGTACCCGCAGTACAAGCATCAGATCCGCCCGCAGCGAATGAAGCCAGTCGGTGACGGCGGGGTCGAGGTCACACAGGTGGGCTTGTACGCCGAGTTCCAGCCGTTCTACGACGGCGGGATGGTGTTCGAGAACGAGGAGGCCGCTGCGCTGAAACACTTCAACTTTCGCGGCCTGACCCAGATGGAGGACGAGGCGACCCCGACCAACCCGCTGACGCGCCTGTCCGTGTTCGACTCGGACGAGGTCGCGAAGCGTGAGGGCTGGGATGCGGAAACGCAGGCCGAGGTCGAGGCGAAACTGAACGACTGGGCCGCTCAGTGTCCGGACGAGATCCTGCGGGTGTCCGACACACCGTTCCCGGCTCCGTGGCCGACCTGGGACGAGGACGACCGCCCCGTCGAGCAGCTTGGCGTCCGCTTGCAGGAGATGGGCTTCGACTTCCAGGAAGTCCTCTACTACGAGAAGGTGTTCGGCCCGAAGCGGCCCGAGGTGATCGCGATGCTGGAGAAGGCCATCGAGCACTCGAAGGAACTGACGATCCAGGCATGAGCGAGATCTGGGTTCCGAAGACAGAGTGGGAGCAGAACGTCACCGCCATCGAGCCGTCCCCGAACCGCTCCCGCCAGCTTCCCGACGGGCGGCTGATGGCCGAGTCGAGGCTGACGATCTCGAAGGAGTGGGTGCGGCAGATGTTCGAGGGCTACCGCTGCGCCGCCTGCCTGGAGGACGTCACCCACCTGGGCGCGTTCCC